ATAATTCTCTAATACTAATAATGGTGGTAGAGTTCATTTAATATTATTACAAAGAAACAAATAATAGATTTTTAACTTGTTTGTTAAACATTTATTAAATTGATTTTCTTAAAATACTTATTAAATAATAGAACTTTTATTTATCAATAAAACAAATGATTTCTTTTAAGCCTAAACCAGTAAAAACTATAAAACCAGAAAAAAAAAGTTCCGTTACACTCGATTGCAAACATAGCGAATTTTTAACTGAATTTTCGAAAGATGAAAATGTAGTTATTCCAAAACTAAAAAAGCAAAAATATCTTTTGATGAATAAATTAAAAGAAGAAGGCTTGGATTTGGGTATCGAAGAAAAATTGGACATCACCGACAATATAACCAAGCTAACAAATGAAATAAAAACATTAAAGAGAAAGAAGAAAGACTATTTTTTAAACAATTCTAAATATATTTTTGAATATTTTGAAAACAAAAAAAATATATCCAATGAAGAAACAGAAAATGTAGTGACATCCTCTACTAAAAATATGTTACATGATTACTTTAAATTGGGTGAAACATCGAATCCTCAAATAAATAATGAAAATCAAATGAAAACCAACAGCATTGTTCAAAAGTATTTGAATAATATCGATAATTCATATTTAAATCTCGACACGTTTGTGTATCAAACAGATATTTGTCGTGTTTGTAACAATGGCGAAATGATTGTCTCGGAAGAAGACAGTATCATGATTTGTAACAAATGTTTTAGGAGTGTTACTTATTTAATTGAAAATGAAAAAACATCTTACAAAGAACCGCCAAAAGATGTTTGTTTTTATTCATATAAAAGAATTAATCATTTTAAAGAAATTGTATACCAAGTTCAGGGAAAAGAATCCACTCAAATTCCAGAAGATGTAATTACTAAAATAAAGTTGCAAATAAAAAAAGAACGTATCGATATGTCACAAATCACAAATGCAACCACAAAAGATATGTTAAGAAAACTAGGATATAACAAATACTATGAACATATTCCTTTTATTAATGCTCGACTGGGTATTCCTCCTCCCATCATGAGTCCGGAATTGGAAGAAACATTATTTAGTTTGTTTTTTGAAACAGAACTTCAGTATCCGAAACATTGTCCAAGCGATCGGATAAACTTTTTGAACTATTATTATACATTATACAAATTATGTGAATTGCTTGGAGAGACAAAATTCTTGGAACATTTGCCAATGCTAAAAGATCCAGAAAAACGAAATGAACAAGATATTATTTGGAAATCTATTTGCCAAGATTTAAATTGGGAGTTTATTCCAACTTTATAAATGTTTCATTGTTTTAGTGGTTTATTAATTATTTTTTTGAGAAATATAATATATTTTTAATTATTATGATACTTATACTTAGAGGACATATTCGAAATTCATTTGAAACAAAATGCCTATATAATTTAATAAAAGAAATACATATGACATGTAGTGATCTAAAAATATTTATACATACTTGGAATATATTTGCCAATAATATTAGTTGGAGAAACATAAATATTAATGAACAACCTGTAAATAATAAAATTATTTATGAGTATTTTGATGATTTAAAAGATTTAATACAAGAGATTATTATTGATGATGATACTAAAATAAATTTAATAGGCAATTTAAATGGTAATATTAATAGTAGCGCAATGCCAATTATTGGTTGGAAAAATTATTGGTATGGCAAACATAAAATAATAAATTATCTTAATAATAAAAAAATGGATAAAAATATTGATGAAAATGTAGATAAAAATATTAATGAAATGATTATAAATTGTAGATTTGATATTTTTTCTAATAGCCACCCTTTTTGTAAAGAACAAATTATTAATTTTATAAAAAAAAATAGTAACACAATATTTAAAAAAAATATATTCGTTTATAATGATGAATTCCATTGTGGAATTGATAATATTTATCTAGGAAATATTAATACTATGTATAAGTTAACTAACATTTTTTTTAATGAATTGGATGATATTTTACTTAAACATAATGATGTTGTTAATCAAGAATTTTTAGTTTATAGTATAAACAATATTTTGTTTGATTAAACTTGCTTTATTAAAATAATTATCACTTCTTTGAAGATTTATAATCTAGTTTGTTAAATTATTTTCTGAATATTTCTTTTTCCAAAAGGATATCATTTTATCCACTCATCGATAAATTTATCCAAAGCTTCGCCATCCGAATCATCTACGGTTTGTAAAAATGCGATTAATTTAGACGGATGATATTTTTGTTGTATTTGTTTTTCTCTCGCTTTCCACATCCAAGAAAGGAATTTACTCTTTAACTTTGAGAGAAAGTAGTATTCGCGAAAGTGAATCCACTTGTTTATTTTCACTATATCTTTTTTCTTAAAATAGAGTTTCGAATAATACATGTCCGAATGAAAATATAACGGCAAAAGCACATCAAATTTGTTTCCTGCCATTTCAAAATATTTTAACCCTTCGTTCAATGCAGGCAACGTGTGTATGCGATTTGAATAAATATTTAAATGACACAAGTTCTTTAAATGCTTTAATTCTGGTAAAGCAGTCAACTGGTTTAAACCACAGTCTAAATATATTAGCTTTTTGTTTAATGTAGGCAGCACAGTTAATTCATTGCGACTGCATTCTATATCTAATAAATTTTTATTGAAGGGTGGCAAAGAAGTTAATTTATTGTTTCGACAATTTACACGTTCTAAGGTTGGATTGAAGGGTGGCAAAGAAGTTAGTTGGTTGTTTTGACAATTCAAAACTTGCAATCTTTTGAATCTCGATAAATCAGGAAGATATGTTAAACCTTTGTTGCTCACATCGATGTCTATAGTGCAGCTTGGCAAGTTATTCAAATATGTTACAATATCAAATGACATGATATTGATTTTGTAAATGCATTCATTTATAATACATTTTTAAGAATCATTTTTTTTAATAAATTCAATAAAATAAATGATTCCATTCAATATTTAATTAATTTTTTTACTATTTATTATTTAATTTCTAAAACCCTCCAGGGAACTTGACTAAGTTCGCGCCGATACCAAAACCTGCTCCTGAACGTGCAGAAGCACCCATACTTGGTATGTATGTGTCTAATATGCTAAATGTCGCAGCAGCGGTTAAAGCAATCAAAACAATCTCTTCAATATTCAATGACCGTTTAGGAATGGCATAAGCAGCGATTGCTACCATGATACCTTCCACTAAATATTTGATGATCTTTTTGACTAATTCTCCAACATTGATGACACTCAACATTTTATAAATAATGACAAGAAAAAATAACTATTCGTAAATTATTTAAATACTTGTTAAATACTGAAATACTTGTAAAATACTTAAATGTCTCTGTAAAATACTTAAATATAAGCAACTGATTTAAAATACATGAGTATTCAAGAAAAATCTGCTAAAACTTTAAAAAATGGCAAGCCGAATCCGAACTATGTGGATTTGTTGGAAGAAGATAAAGCAATCGCTGGACAAAAATTCGTTTGTGTTTCCTTTGTCTCTCCAGAAAACATTCTAAAACAAAAAGAAATATTCTTCTTTCAAGAATTCCTAAAGAAATGGGAATGGAACAAATCAATGGAAAAATTCATTCAGTTTTTAAACTTTGTTTCCTTTAAATATGGGATTACATTTAACGATGTTGCGGAAGATTTTAAAAGTTTTGTTAAAGAAGAGCAATCCAGTTTGTATGTATCCATCGACGATGATTATAAAACATTTATAGATACGAATGAAGATGAATTGGAAAAGCAGTTTGGAATTAAACATAATTTTCAAACTACTACACGAGGCATTAAGATAAGAGGAGTATATCCTTCCATGGAAGAAGCAGAGCTAAGATGTAAACTTTTGAGAGAAATTGATCCGAACCATGATGTATATGTGGGACCAGTCGGGTTATGGATGCCTTGGGAGCCGGAGGCATATAAAACGGGCAGAGTAGAATATATGGAAGATGAGTTAAATCAATTGATGCACGAGAAACAAAAGAATGAAGCGCAAGCAAAGCAAAGTTTCGAACAAAGAGTGAAAGAAACCAAACAAAAGGCAATCGAAGAGAATATTAAAAACGCAGAGAAATCTGGCAATCCTTTGACACAAACCATCGATGCGAATGGCAACTTGATTGGTATTAATAGTTTGGGAGTATTGAAAGAATCGGATGTGGTTTCTTCTGCCGATATTCGAATGGAACTATTCGATGGAGAGAACATTGTTACTGGCAAAACAGATCATGGACAAAGCAAGTTAATTAGTGGACCGTTTAAGACTGGTTAAAA